GCCTATGAGCGCTACGTCGCCAACCGGAAACCCGGCGAACCCTTCTTCACCTTCTCGGGCTGGTTGCAGAGTGGCCCGGTCGGGGAACTTGGCGCGACGCAGCTTAAATGCTTGACGCCGCCCACGCCGAGGGTGTAGGATAATATCTGACGCTGCAACCACAGCAAAGACTCTAGAGCACAGCCGGGCTGAGGAGGCCCACAAAGAATATGGACACAATCGCAATCACGAAAGCCACGAAGAACTTGGAGAAGCTGGAACGCAAGCTGACCAAGGTGTCGGACAACGCCGACGCCGCAGTCGCCAAGGCGACCGCAAAAGCCAAGAACGCACAGGAGGGCAAAGTCACAGCAGCCAAGGCAGCTGTCATCGAAGCCAAGAAAGCCCTGACCGACCTCGTCAAAGCCGCGTAGTCAAATCCCGCCTCGCAGGTTCGACCCCATCCGGCTCCGGGTGGGGTTTCTTCTTGAACCCGTCACACGACCCGGCCACTGTGAAGCGCTAATCAAGCGCGGGGGTTGAGCCATGAGTGTTGTAGCCATCGCTGTATCCGTTGTAGCAGTCGCCGCCATCGCTGTTGCCTACTTGGAGCGCACGAGTCTGAAGGCAGACCTCGCCGCTGCCGAAGCCAAAGTTCAAGCCAAGGCCGAAGCGTTCATCGCGGCCCTGCGCGGCAAGGAAGCTGTCGTCCGAACCAAGATTGCTGCCGACGTCGAGAAGATTATCGCTTCCGCGAAAGCCGAAGCGGAGAACGTCGAGAGCATCATCAAGGCTGACGTGACCAAGGCCGAGGGAAGTGTCAAGGCTCTGGTTGCGAAGGTGGAGGCCGACCTGAAGAAGGTCATTTAATTTCGTGAGCCGACGTCCCAAACCTACCGCGCTGAAAGAGCTGGAGGGCAATCCCGGTGGCAGGCCCCTGAACGATAGGGAGCCGAAGCCCACTCTGGGATGCCCCGAAAGGCCGAAGGGTCTTTCGTTCACAGCGAAGCGCGAGTGGGCGAACATTACCAAGCAGCTCGCGGAGCTTGGTGTCCTCGCAGTTACTGATGGCAAGGCGCTTGCAATGTACTGCTCCGCCTACGGGGACTGGGAAGAGGCTGACCGGAAGTGCAAGAAAGATGGTTCTTGGATTGAGGTGCCCGGTGCGTTCGGGAACGTGTGGAAGTTGGCACCTTGGTTTAACGCCAGATGCATCTGCGCGAAGCTGATGAAGTCCTTCCTCATTGAGTTTGGACTTACTCCGGCGTCGCGTTCGAAGCTGAAGGTTGAACACAAACCAGAGGCGCCTGACTTCCCGACTCGCGAGGAGGCAACACGCGTCGCGGAAGACGCTGTTGACCTGAGCGCGATTGATGAGACGAAGATTATGTAAGAGATTCGTGGTGAAGAGTCAAGGGAACCTCGTCCTGTCCCAGCGATAGGATGTATCGTCGGCCCAGTGCGGGTTGATGGTTGCCGAGGCGAGTAGCCACGAGATGGGGCGGTGACCCTTTCGAGAAGTCGATTGACGAGGACTCGAATCCTTATCGGTCGATTTGGGGAACCGCCTCAAGCTTTCTAGGTGGGTCTTGGTTCGGAGGATGCTGGCACGTGAAACCCATCCCGAGATAGGGATAGACTGAAGCGGCAACGAAAGCCCCGGCTTAAACGTTCCCCGCCCACCACACTTTCTGAGGAGGCAACATGCTGACGCCGGAGCAAGAGGCGAAGATTGCCAGTGACGCCGCAGCGGAAGCTGCCGCGTTCGAAGTTGCGAATGCAGCCGCTGCAAGTGCAGCCCTGCTTGCAGAAGAAGCGAAGCCACAGGTGTTGTCCCCGGCCCAGCAGTCCGCGAAGGCTGCTGCGGTACGACTGCCCGGTGGGGCTTATCCGGATGGGCTTGTGGTTGTGCTCAACGGCGTTCAGGTGGTGATGTCGCGTGGCGCGGCAATCAACAGGTTGCGGCAGGGTTTTGTCACACTGCCCTAAGACGTAAAAACAAAAGCCGGGAGGCTACCGAAAGGGTGCAGCCCGGTGAGCTGGTGTAGCTCCAACGTAGAGCAGGAGTCTCGTAAACTCTTGGTTGGGGGTTCAAGTCCCTCCTCCAGCTCCAAAATTTAAAAACGAATCGCACGAGGCCGCGAAGCGCGAAGGCCGGAACGCTAAAAGCACTTCAACAACTGAGGCTCCATGACTGACGTAGTTGTCCGCCCTCCATCCGCTCCCCACATCGATGCCTATAAAGTGGCTGTTAAGTACGCCACAGATGTCATTACCGGGACCATTGTCACCGGGAAGCTTCTCAAACTCACCTGCAAACGCTTCATTCAGGACCTAAAGTTCGGGGGACAACGAGGCATCACTTTCGACAAGGCATCGGCCCAGCACGTGGTCGACTTCTTTGGAACGCTGCGCCACACCAAGGGCAAGTGGGGGAAGGACGGCGGTCACCCCTTCATCCTTTCGCCTTGGCAAACGTTCATCCTCTGCAATCTTTTCGGCTTCAAGCGAGCCGATGGAACGCGCCGCTTCCGCAAAGCACACATCGAGGTCGCCCGCAAGAACGGGAAGACCACTCTGATGGCTGGCATCGCCCTGTACATGCTTGTCGCCGACGATGAGCCCGGCGCTGAGGTATATTGCATCGCCACGAAGAAGGACCAAGCCCGCGAGGTCTTCGACGCCGCTGTTAACATGCGGAAGAAGTCACCGTTCCTTGCACGCCTCGTAAGCGTGATGGGCGGAGTGCGGCCCAGCAACCTTGCTGTGCTTTCAACCGCCAGTAAGTTCGAGTTGCAGGCTTCCGATTACGGAACGGCTGACGGAAAGAACGTCCACTGTCTAATCGCCGACGAGTTGCACCAGCATCCGACGAGCCTTCTGTACGACGCCTACTTCGAAGCCACAGGTGCTCGTGACCAAGCTCTTGTTATTGCAATCACCACTGCTGGTTATGACACGCACAGCTTCTGTTTCACGCAGCGTGCGTTCGCCGAGAGTATTCTCGTCGGACTCGTCGCAGCAGCCGACAGTGATTCAGTGTTCGCTTTCATTGCGTGCATTGATGAGCCAGACAAGGAGGGCAAGGGTGGAGATGACTGGAAGGACGAACGCTGCTGGGCCAAGGCGAACCCCAACCTTGGTGTCAGCGTCAGCTTGGAGAACTTGCGAGAGCACGCGGCGGAAGCACTGCTCATACCATCATCCTACAACAGCTTCCTGTGCAAGAAGCTAAACGTATGGGTCAACCAAGAGGTGCGTTGGATGCCTCCCGAAAAGTGGGCTAGGTGCAACGTGGCCGGACCGCTCGCCAAGCCGATGGACCTGCGCCTCGCGGCTATGACCAAGCTCAAGGACCGCCCTGCCATCGGCGGGCTCGATTTGGCCTCGAAGGAGGATTTAACGGCGTTCGTTCTGGTGTTCCCACCGAGCAAGGACGTCGTTGAGAAGATTCCAATCGCACAGACCAGAGAGGACCTTCAGTTCCGGAGACCGATGCAGTACAACGAGAAGGTCATCACGCCGGGCGACCCGAAGTGGAGTGTGCTGGCGTGGCTCTGGGTTCCCGAGGGCTGTGTTGTGGAGCGCACGAAGAAGGACCGCGTTCCGTACAAGGCGTGGGTCGATGCGGGATTCCTGCTTACGTGTCCCGGCAACAGTATCGACCACGAATTTATCTACAAGAAGATAACGGAGCTGCGTAGCACCTTCAAGTTCGGAAACATAGCGTTCGACGCGTGGAACGCACAGTGGATTGCCAAGAAGCTGGAGGGAGATGGCTTCACGGTCAAGGACACCCGCATGAGCTTCGCCAACATGAGCGAGCCTATGAAGGAGCTTATGGGTGCGGTCATCGAACAGAAGCTGGAGCACTACGGCGACCCTATCCTCGCGTGGAACGCCTGCAACGTAAGCGCGTTGACTGGCGCAACGGGAGCCATCATGCCGGACAAGAAGCGCTCCAAGGAAAAGATAGACGGAGCCGTGGCACTCATTATGGCGATGAGCTGTATTGTCGCCGACCCGACGCTGGCCCAGAATGGGTCCGTGTACAACGAAAGAGGAATCATCTTTCTGTAAGGAGTTTGTAACAAGGAGCTTTCAAATGACGACTCAATGTGATAGATGCCACAAACCTCTGGAGGTTGAACTTGATGCCACGATTACGTGTGGCTGCTACGTTGGCTGGGTTAAGTTTATGGACCCCGGCGAGAACGTCATCTGCGATGAGTGCATGTGGTCAGACCCACGCTATACTGCGGTTTACGGCGGGGTGTCGAGGGCGTCACAGTAACGGGACACATGGGAAGGCTATGTTTATCTACCTCATTACGAATCTGGTTAACGGGAAGGTCTACGTCGGGCAGACCCGCGTGGGGCTTCACAAGCGACTTACGGGTCACACGGCACAGGCGAGGTCCGGCAGCAAGTATCCACTTCACGCCGCCATACGTAAGTATGGTCGGGACTCCTTCCTGATAGAGGCACTCGCAGTAGCAGAGACGCGAGAGCAACTGGACCAGCTTGAGGTTTTATGGATTTCAATTCTCAACAGCCGCGACATGTCAGTCGGCTACAACGTAATGAGCGGCGGACTGTCTGGTGTGCTTACTCCCGAGGCGGAGGCTCACAAGGCGGACAAGCTTCGCGGCAGGAAACGAACACTGGAGACACGAGACAAGATGAGTGCCTCTGCTAAGATTCGTGCAGCAACAATGTGGACGCCAGAGCGTCGAGCTGCACACTCTGCCCGTATGAGTGGTGCTGGCAATCCATCTTTCGGTAAACCCTTTCCGGCTCCTGCTGGTTCAGGAACACGGGCAGCAGCAAACTGGGTGAAGGAAAATCCTGTCACACACAGGCGTAATTGTAGGAAGGCTTCTCAAGCCCGATGGGAAGGTTTAACTCCCGAGGAGCGAGCGGCTCAAACAAAGCCCATGCGAGAATCTCGCTGGGCAGAAAAGGAGGCCACAAGTGAGCTGGCTAACACGGCTGTTCAATAACAACGCGGAAGAGCGTACGTCTTTGGAGAACCCTCAGACCCCATTATCGTTCCCCGCTGAGTGGCTGCTCGACATCAACCGTTAACAAGGTGTCGTAACTGTGTGAATTCGGTGGACATCCAGAACGGACAATACCGAGCCAAGCCTCGCAAGAGGAAGGTGTAACGACTATCCCGAAAGGGAGTAGGGGTCAGCGACCCCGAAGCGCACAGCCCCAGAGATGGGTGAAGAGATAGTCTGAACTGCATGGGAACATGCAGAGCGTCATCGGAAAGCGGATGCCGCGCAACACAATGCTTCAACGGAGGCCGCACAGATTCAGGGATACGTGTCTCTGAGATGACCGCTTTGCAGGTGGGCACTGTCTTCGCCTGCGTGAACGTCATCTCCGACGGAGTCTCGTCACTGCCACTGCACGTGTACCAGCGCTCAGAGATTGGTGGGCGCTCCAGTAAGACGCTGGCTGTCAACAGCCCCCTTTATGACCTTGTCCACTTGGAGCCGAATCCGGAAATGACCAGCTCGGTCTTTTTCAAGGTAGCGATGGTTCACGCACTGCTCTGGGGGAACACGTATTCTGAAATTCAGAAAAACAACTCGGGTCAGGTTGTAGCCATCTGGCCGCGCAACCCGGCTCGCACCCGCCCCATTCGCATTCTGAAGCCCATCACCTTCGAGGGCGACCTTCTGCCCGCTGGCACGCTGATGTATGAGACGTCGGACCAGATGATGGACTCATCCAGCTTCACAGTCGACCAGAACCCGGAGATGATGAACGTCGGGATGAAGCGACTCGTGCTCGCGGAGAACATGCTTCACATCCCCGGCCTGTCACTGGATGGACGCCTCGGACAGTCGACCGTATGGCTGGCGCGGCAGGCGTTCGGCTTGGCACTCGCCACTGAGAAGTACGGAGCAAAGTTTTTTGGCAACGGCGCACGCCCGGCTGGCATCCTGACGCTGCCCAACAAGCTGGAGGACAAGGCAATTGAGACGCTGCGTCGCTCGTGGGCTGAGGCACACGGCGGCGAGAACCAGTTCAAGGTTGCAGTCCTTGAGCAGGGCGTCAAGTACGAGAAGATTGCGGCGACCCCGGAAGAAGGTCAGATGCTCCAGACCCGCAAGTATGAGCGGGAAGAGATATGCGCCATCTTCGGCGTCCCCGCACACATGGTTGCGGCATCCGACAAGAGCGGCAAGTCGAATGTTGAGCAGTCCAGCATCGAGTTTGTGTTATACTGTCTTCACCCTTGGCTCAACCGCTTTGAGCAAGAGTTTGCTCGTAAGCTGTTCCCGAGCATGGGCCGGACGGCGGGCAAGTACTTTGTGAAGTTCGACACCCGGAAGCTGATGTATCCGGATGCCGCTGCACGCTCCGCTTTTTATTCGCAGGGCAAGCAGTGGGGCTTCCTGAACACGAACATGATTCTCGAACTCGAAGACATGAACCCAATCGACAACCCGAAGGTCGGCGAGACCTTCTGGCAGCCCATCAATATGCAGGACGCGGGCGACCCGCAGAAGCTGGGAGCCGAGGACCAGAACCAACTGGACATCGAGAAGCAGACACAGGTTGCCGAGCACGCCGCTCAGATGCAGCAGGATACTGCGAAGGTGACCACCAACCTGCAGATGAAGGCTGCGGAGCAGGCACACGGTCATGCGATGGACGCTGCCACACAGAGCAGCAAGCACGCGCAGGCGATGGGCAAGATGGGACTCACGGCGTCAGGCAACAAGCCCGGCGCAGGAGATGCTCAACCAGCCGCGCCCGGTGCGAGGCCAGATGCCGGGACCGAGCCGACGCCTCCAGCGGGCGGAGGCAAGACCACGAAACGCTTCTCCAAGGCCGCCGACACCAAGCGAGCCATGCAGCAGGCGATGGAAGATGGTTTCATCTTCACCAAGACTCTGAACCAGAAGGATGGGACTGTGTACCGCTACATCCACCCCGACCGACGCGAACTGAACATTGCTTACTCTCCGAACCAGAAGCCCGCGCCCGCCGAGACGAGTGTCGTCGCCTCCGGCACCGACCGGGACAACATGATGGAGCTTTACCGCAACGGTAAGGGTCCCGCAGGCGATGGCTCAACCGTTCTGTACGCCCTGCGACATGGAACGACTAACCTCAACCAAGACGACAAGTTCCGAGGCTGGGTGGACGTCGACCTTGACGACAAGGGAATTCAGGATGCGAACGGCGCTGCCGCGTTCCTGAAGGACAAGGGCATCAAAGAGATTTACTGCTCTGACCTCAAGCGGGCGGTTCACACTGCTGAGATTGTGGGCGGGGTGCTTGGCCTGAAGCCAACTCCGGACCCGCGCCTGCGGCCTTGGAACATCGGCGAGCTTTCCGGCAAGTCCAAGAAGGACCACCAGAAGGAGCTTGAGCACTACATCGACAACCCGACCGAGAAGATTCCGGGCGGCGAGTCTCTTGACGAGTTCAGTAAACGGTCGCAGGACGTCGACAACGAGTACCTCGACAAGTTCAAAGCCAGCGGGCCGGGACTGCTCGTGTTCCACACCTCGAACGTCATCCAGCTTGAGAACAACACCAAGGAAGAGCTGCACGCTCGTCCCGAGTCGGACGAGACGGTGAAGCCGGGTGGCGTCATCGCTGTAACGGTGAAGGGCGACAAGCTCGACTCCGAAGCTGTTCTGAAAGACAACGGTCCAGCAAGCTACGGGTCCTAAATCATGTGTGAAATCTGCAAGCGGTATTCAGAGGACCAACCTCGCGACCCGGACGGGAAGTTCGCGTCTGGAGGCGGCGGTTCCTATTCTGAGCTTTATGATTCACAAAAGGAACTCCATGCGGGCCTGAGCAAAACGGAAAGGGATGCGTTGTTTTTCTGGTCGGGTCCAGGATACTTTTCCTTTAATACGTTCCTTCGAAACCCAGAGGAATACAAAGATGGATTTAGTAATCCGCATGACGCCGACGTTCAGGGAAGGTTGCTGCAAGGGAGAATAACAGCACTTGACGCGGCCATAGACCGTTCTTCTACGTCCGCAAGTACCACTCTCTACAGAGCGGTTGACTTTCCTCTAAGTGTCGGACAGACAATAACGGACAAGGGATACGCCGCTTTTTCTGCGGACAAAGCGTGGGGTGATCGACTCGGAGATAAGGCATCCATCATAGAAGTTACCTTTCCCGCAGGGAGTAAATGCTTCACACTTCCAGATGATGTTAGCTTTGATTCGGGTAAAGAGAAAGAAGTACTCACACCACGAGACGGAGCATTCGTAATTACAGGAGTTCGGGAGGACGCCGGAAAGCGGTATTACACTGCGTCCACAAAGAGTTTGGGGTAATCCATTCTCCAGCGGGCCATGAGATACTTGAGTTCGGATT